GACAATGCTTGCGTGTTTGACGCAGCACTTGTCACCGTAACCGACTGGGAAGGCTTAGAGGTGGAGAAATGATCAACCCCGCAGAAATACGGGCGATTGTCGAGAGGATGCGGTCGCAAGGCCGCATCACCTCAGCCGACCCAGTCAAGGCAACCGACAAGCAATCCTTGTCAGTTCAGACCATCAACCGGCAGTTGACAGTTGCAAAGTGTGACCAGTGCGGGATGGAGTTCGTCCCGCTCAACAACCGCAACCGGAGGTGTGGCTCAGCCTGCACAAAGCGAGGAGCGTTGATGATGCGTCGCCGAAGAGGGGGACATGAGCCGCTCGGAGAGGAGCGGACTTGCGAGCAGTGCGGGGCGAGGTTCCGGCAGGGCTCGATCTTGCAAAGGCACTGCAAGCCGATTTGCACCCGACGGGCGAGGAGCAGACGGGAAAGGCAGAGACTATTAGTTGAGTCTTTAGTTATGGATGGCGAGAGGAAGAGGGAATGCGTGAAACCGTCAAAACGTGTCCGAAAACCGACGAAAACCGACGTTTCATGTCTCAAAAACGAGTAAGGAATCTTTTTTTTGTCCGTTTTCTGACTCCGCAGGGTCGGGTTCGGGGAAACCGTGATTGAATCGCATTTACTAGGGTAACAGATGAAGAATAAAGAAACGTCAAGGAAACCTAACAGGAGACTGCGTGAAAACCTTCCCGGAGAGTGGGCGAAAAGCATGGGCGAACTGGCATCCCGTTTCTCAGTTTCCAGAGTGACCATCCTTCGTTGGCTCAGACGTGGCGCACCAGCCGCCAACGCATCAGGTTTTTACCCGATCGAACTATGGGCCGAATGGGTCGAGCAACATGGAAAGGATGTCAACTCCGAGGATGACCTCGACAAGAGCCGACTCACTGCCCGTCAAATCTCGCTGAAAAACCAGAAGCTCGAACTCGAACTTCAACAAAAGCGTGGCGAGTTGATTCATCGGGATGAGGTCAGGATGAAACTTTACCAGACGTTCGACACCTGCCGACGATTGCAACTCAAACTTGGTTCATCGCTCGCTGCTCGGCTCTCGGGGATGAATCCAGCCCAAATAAAGGCAGAGATAGATGAGGCCATTTCTCAGACTTACCGAGACATTCGAGCATGGGCAGAGGAGGAGGCAAAACGAGACGCTCAACAATGCAAGGAGGAACAAAGTGTTCTTTGAGACGGTCGCCGAAATCTTTGAGCCTCGTGACCTTCGTCACCCGTGGCAATGGGCCGAGGATCACATCGTCATTGATAAGCAGTCATCCATCCCGGGGAGGTTCCGCGCCGATACCGCGCCGTGGACCAAGGAAATCATGGAGGTGTTCGCCGACGATAGCATTCGCGAGATCTCCATCATGTGCTCCGCTCAGTCGGGCAAGACGCAGACAATGATGATCCTTCTCGCGTGGGCTATCGCCGAGGACCCCGGACCAGCAATGTGGGTGCTCGCCGCTCAGGATGAGGCCGAGGACTTCATGCAGACTCGACTGCTCCCGACCCTGATGGACTGCCAGACCATCAAGCGCATGATGCCACGCGAGCGGTCAGGCAAGAGGAAGGGCACCATCGACTTCGCACCCATGACCCTCATGGTTCGCGGGGCTGGCTCACCCTCGAAACTTCAGTCGGTGCCGGTGCGCTGGCTCATCCTCGACGAGGTGCGCAACTACCCGCCGGGGGCGTTGGAGATGGTGCGGAAGCGTGTGAGGGCACAGTGGAACTACCGCATCGTCCAGATCTCCACCCCGCTGTTCGAGAACGACGCGGTGCACCAGTCCTTCCTCGACGGGGACCAGCGAAGGTTCCAGTGGCCGTGCCAGTCGTGTGGGATGTTCTTCACTCCGCTCTGGGAGCATGTTGAGTGGGAGGAGTCGGAGCAGACCAAGACGCCGGAGGGAAAGTGGCTTTTTGAGAAGGTGGCGGAAAGCATCAGGCTGAAGTGCCCATCGTGCGGTCACGGGCACACCGACGACCCCGTGACGCGCCGCACCCTCGTCGAGAATGGCCGATGGGAGAAGGGGAACCTCATCGCACCGAAGCACAAGGTCAGCTTCACCTGGTCTTCCCTCGTACCGTGGTGGATTCCATGGCGCGAGGCCGTCGAGGAGTTCTTGGTGGCCAAGCGTCAAATGACATTCGGGAACGTGATCCCGATGCAGACATGGAAGCGCGAGACGATGGGCGAGCCGTGGGTCAGCGATCTCAAGGCCGAGCAGTTCGGGGATGACCTGCGAGGCAGCGATTACAAACTCAAGGAGACCAGCGGAGGCCGAGTCTTCCTCTCCATCGACGTGCAATCCTACGGTCTCTGGTTCGTCGTCCGAGAGTGGCACCCTAGGGGCACCTCTCGCCTCGTGGACTTTGGAAGCGCAGTCAGCTTGTCGGCCATGGACGAGATCGTGGCCAAGTACGGCATCGCATCGGGTGACGTCATCATTGACTCGGGATTCGATACGCAGACGGTCTACACTGAGATTGCGAAACGAGGAGGCAAATGGAAGGCCAGCAAAGGCCACGACTCGGTCAACGGCTACATGGTCAATAACGTGAGGAGACCGTTTATGTGGTCGAAGGCTGATGCAATGCTGGGCCAAGGGCAAAAGCGGACCATCAACCTTCTCGTTTTCTCGAACCCGATGCTCAAGGACGCACTGGCTCACCTTATGTCAGGCAAGGGGCCAGCGTGGGAGTTCTCGCGTGAGGCCGGAGAAATCTACCTCGCGCAGGTGACCGCCGAACGACGAGAGGAGAGGGTCGACGCGCACGGGAGAGTCAGCCACGTTTGGAAGCAGATTCGGAAGGATAACCACCTTTTCGACTGTGAGGTGCTTCAGACTCTCGCCGCACTCGCAACCAAGATTCTGGGTGGGACGGTTGATGAGACGGAGAAAGGTGATGGCCGACGAGATTGACTACCAAGGGATTTTCCGAGCGATGACCGCTTCGGAACTGGCGGAAGCATACGCTCGGCTCAAGGCCGAGTTCGCCGACCCGTACACCTCGGTGTCGTCAGCCGGGACCTCTTCTCAACGTGATCGCGTGCAGATTGCCAAAGAACTCGCCGCGTGCGCTCAGATCGTCACCGAACGCTCACGCTCGACACCTCGCAACCGAGTGCGAGCATCCTTCAGCCGATGAAACTCATCCGACGAATCCGCAACGCAGTACGGGCTTTTCGCTGGGAGGGCGCGGAGCCGACCGAGAGCCGAGCACAAACGCCCTCGAACTACTCAAATCACGCGGAATCAGCCTCCACCAACAGAGGCCGCGTGCAGTTGATTTGGGAGGCTCGGGACCTCGAGAACAACCATCCGCTGGTGTCTGGCATCCTGCGAAAGCTCACGTTGTACACGCTTGGATCCCTCCGCTATCAAGCGAGGACGAGCGACCCCGGGGTGAACTCATCCTACGAGGCCTACTTTGCAGACTGGTGCAAACGTGCTGACTTCTCGGGCCGATTCGACTTCCTGAGTCTGATGCAACTCGCCTTCGTCTCGTTCGTGCGGGACGGTGACTGTCTCCTCGTCAAAAGCCTCACCGAGGACGGGCCGCGCCTCCAACTCATCGAGGCCGACCGCATCGGCAACCCGTACCACTCGACCGTGGCCGACGACCTCATCGGAGGAATCAGGATCGATGTGAAGTCAGGCCGACCAGTGGCGTACCAAATCACCCGCCGCAGCATGGGAGCCTCCTACGTTGATGAGCAGGAGGTTCCCGCCGAGCGGTGTCTTCACTTGTTTGATCCGCAGCGGCACGACTCTTACCGTGGCGTTTCCGCATTCGCCCCAGCAATCGCCACCTGCAAAGACATCGTGGAGATCCTCGCTGGGGAGAAGGACGCCGTGAAGTGGGCGAGTAGACAGACGGGCATCGTCAAGACCCCGTCGGGCGAGGGGCTCGGATGGGATGAGCAGACGACCACCGGCGAATCCATCGAGCGCATCACCCCCGGCACAATCCACTATCTCAAGCCGGGCGAGGATGTCACGGGGTTCATGAGCAACCGTCCGAGCGTGACGTTCACGGGGTTCCTCGAGTCGCTGCAGCGGCATCTGGCCGACGCTCTCGGGCTCCCGTATGGGTTTTTCATCGACTCATCCAACCTAGGAGGGGTGACCGCTCGCCTCGACTCACAGCAAGCCGCACGCGTTTGTGGACGCTATCAACGGATTCTCACAAACCGGATTCTCGACCCCATCCTCGAGGCCGTCATCGCGTTCGGAATCTCGAACGGGGACATCCCGCAATCCGCAGAGTGGAGGGCTCACCGGTGGCAGTTTCCGCCGTGGCCATCCACCGACATCGGCAGGGAAACGAACGCAGAACTCGCCGAACTTCGACACGGTGCGACGACCTACGCTGAGTATTTCGCGAGCAAAGGTGAGGACTGGGAAGAGGCATTCGTCCAATCGGCAAACGAGGTGCGTCGTCGGAAAGAGATCTTCGAAGCCGCAGGAGTTGAGGATCCGATCGTTCTGGATCAGGCGAAAAACCCACCTCCGTCGCTCAGTTCAGCCGAGGAATCTACACAGTTCGCCGAGGATTCATTCGAGCCACCTCAAGCCGTGCGTGCAGCAGCCGCTCGAGCACTGCGCGAGCGTGCGAAGAAACCAGCATCCCAACGCGGGATGACTCCAGTGGGCATCGCTCGCGCTCGCGACTTGGCCAATGGCCGACCAGTTTCCGCCGACACTGTGCGGAGGATGAAGGCCTACTTTGACCGGCACGAGGGCGACAAGCAGGGCTCGACGTGGGACGACTACGGCAAGGGCCGGCAGGCGTGGGACGGATGGGGTGGTGACGCTGGCCAAGCGTGGGCAAACCGGATTGTGGAGAGACTCAACAAAAAGGACTGATGCCTTACGCACTCGCCATGAGAGGGGGATCCGTGGTCAAGCTCGCACGAGGGCTGACCATCTCGCTCGACTTTGACAAGACGTGGACCGCCGACCCGCAACTCTGGCGCGACTTCGTCGGGCTGGCTCACAAAGCAGGACACCGCGTCGTGCTTATCACTCGGAGACCCGACACGGAAACGGATCGCGCAACCGTCGAGAAGGCAACCGCGGACAGTGGAATCGACCGCCTAATCTTCGCGGGGCAGACGCAGAAAGCCGACGCTGCACGGAAAGCAGGTGTGAGCGTTGATGTATGGGTGGACGACTACCCCGCAGGAATCCCATCTTGATCATGCCTTACGCAATCCGCAAAACCCCAACAGGATGGGCCAAGGTCAAAGTGTACCCGGGGCAGGAGTCAGTCGTCTCGCACCACAAGACCCGCGAGGATGCCATCGCAGCGATCCGCGCTTACTACGCGAACAAACGCAAACTCGAAAAACGAATGAGCAAATGAAGACCACATCTTTCCAAGCACTCGCACCCGCGAGCATCGGGTCTGATACCATCTTCGGTGTCTCTGTCATCACCCTCGGAGTGGCCAAGGGACACGGGCTCCTAATCGACGAGACAACGCTCTCGCAGGTCGTCAAATGCGGCAACGCGGCAAGGAGCGGGATCAAGGTCAAGGTCGGCCACGAATCAGGCGTGGAGGAGATTGTCGGTCGTCTCGTCAACTTCCGTGTCGAGGACGAGAAAGTGCTCGCGGATCTCCAACTGTTCCAGACCTCTCCACGCCGAGACTTCATCCTCGAGTTGGCCACCAAAACACCCGAAGCATTCGGGCTTTCTATCTCATTTGAGGGCAAGCCGCAGGACGTCAACGGGGCCGCCTACGCACGCTGCACGCGCCTTCGTTCGGTCGATTTGGTTGACGAACCAGCAGCAAACCCTGACGGGCTTTTCGAGGCGGCGGTTGATGATTCACAAACAAGTGAGACTCCAATGAAGGAAGAACCCAAAACCGAAGCAATGGCCGAGGCACCCGCGCCGACCGTCGAGGACCGCCTCGCCACGGTCGAAGCAGCAATCTCGGAGATGAAAGGGATGCTACAAGCAATCCTCACCGAAGAGACAACCGAGGCACCCGAAGCCGAGATGGGCAAACCAATGCCCGAGGAAGCCGCGATGAGCGCAAAGGCCGAAGAGGTTGCTGGTGCTGCTTTTGAAGCCGTCGAGGAGAAGATTCTCGGTGCTGTCGAAACGAAGTTCGAGGCACTCGCCGCTCTCATCAAATCTTTTGGCACTCCTGTCGCTCCCGGTGTCGCTCCCGAAGCAAAGGCTGATGCGCCAACCGACTTTTCCGAACTCCGGAAAAACCCTGATGCGTACAGGAACCACCTGATCGCAAAGGGCATCCTCAAACCCTAAAACCAAAAAACCACATGGCACAAAACGACTCGGGGTTCAAAGCGTTCACGGTGGGAGCTTCGGCTCTCTCTGTTGGTCAGCGCGTTGCACTCTCCTCTGGGCTGGCTGTAGCAGCTGGCGCAACAAACGGCAGTTCCATCGGTGTCGCACTCGCTGACGCCGCTGCAAACGGCATCGTCACCGTTAAACTCAACACCGCAAGCGGCACGTTCGAAATGCGTGCAGCGGGAGCAATCACTTCCGGTGCAGCAGTTTATCCCGCCGCATCCGGTAACATCTCCGCCACGGCATCAAGCAACGTCACCATCGGGATCGCACTCGAAGCTGCAACCGCTGCAAACGACGTGATCGAAGTGCTGTTGGGGGTTAACGCAAACTCTTAATCGAAAGGACACTAGAAAATGTACGCAAACG